CAGAAAGCCTCTGATGCTGCCGTTTCTTTCTTCAATAACAAGGCGAAGAAAACAAATGCTATCATGGTATTGCCTACAGGAAGCGGAAAGAGCCTTATCATAGCTGACATCGCTTCAAGACTTGACGGTCATACATTGGTATTCCAGCCGAGCAAGGAAATTCTTGAACAGAACTTCAAGAAACTTTGTTCTTACGGGATTCTCGATTGTAGCATTTATTCCGCCTCCTTCAATTCAAAAGAGATAAGCCGGATAACATTCGCAACCATCGGTAGCGTGAAAAGCCATCCGGAACTTTTTGCCCACTTCAAGAATATTATCGTGGACGAGTGTCACCTTGTGAATCCGATAGAGGGAATGTACAAGGATTTCTTCGATGCTGTGAAGTGTAAGGTTCTTGGATTAACGGCAACGCCATATCGTTTGAGTTCCAGCCGTGACTTCGGCTCTATGCTAAAATTCATAACCCGGACAAAGCCCCATGTGTTTTCAGAGGTCATTTATCATGTACAGGTATCGACCTTGCTTGATATGGGCTATCTCTCAAAGGTGAACTACTATCCGATGAATCCTACCGGATGGAACGAACTCAATTTGAAGATAAACACTACCGGAGCCGACTATACCGATAAGTCAGTCCAAAAGGAATATAAACGGATAGACTTTTATAGTTACATCGTTCATATAGTCCAACGGCTGATGAATCCGAAGGCAGGAGGTAAACGAAAAGGGATCCTTGTTTTTACAAGATTCTTGAAGGAGGCAGAGCGATTGACGATGTCCATACCCGGATGCGCCATTGTTTCCGGTGATACCCCAAAGAAAGAGCGTGAAAGAATACTTGAATCGTTCAAGACCGGTGAAATACCTGTCGTTGCCAATGTCGGAGTACTCACCACCGGATTCGACTACCCAGAGCTTGATACGGTTGTCATGGCCAGACCTACCATGTCGCTTGCGATGTATTACCAGATTGTAGGCCGTTGCATCCGTCCATACAAAGGAAAGACGGCGTGGTTTGTGGATTTATGCGGTAACATCAACCGTTTCGGTGAAGTTTCCGATTTGCATTTGAAAGATACTGGAAATGGCAAGTGGGCGGTATTCTCGAAAGGACGACAATTGACAAATGTAAGATTTTAGGATATGGCAAGGAAAAGTGACCGTCCGGTTATCAGACCGGACACCTGTTCGAAATGTTGTCACGGGACACCGGTTCCGGTAATGAAAGGCAATCCCAAAGTGGTTTATTGCAATTTTTTCAACAAACGTTTTGTTGCGGATAGCAAACGAAATTGTGATTATGCGATTTGATTATGGAATATTACATACCTATTAGCAGGCGACTATTTGAGCACCAATTGTGGTGCGAAGAGCGCATATATTCGAGGTTTGAAGCATGGCTTGATTTGATTCAGAGCGCACGATTTGAAGACACGAAACAACTTATCGGCAATAGGTTTATAGAGGTTAAGAGGGGCCAGATTCTTGCTTCATTGCGGTTTTTAGCTGGTCGTTGGCAGTGGTCTACAAAGAAGGTAAATTCATTCTTGGATCTACTGATACAGGACAAAATGATAATAAAGGAAACACCAAAGGAAACAGGACAAACCGTTATAACTATCTGTAATTACGATAAATACAATTCGCAAATAATACGAGAGGAAACGGAAAAGAAACAGCAAGGAAACACTAAGGAAACACCTCGGAAACAGCAAGGAAACAAAGTTAATAAAGATAAGAAAGAAAATAATATAGGAGATTCTGACGAATCTCTTGTATGTGGGACTTCGCAGCCCCACGCCGAACATATCGATTACTCCGAACTTGTCAAATTCTTCAATGAAGAAACAAAAGGTGTATTTGGTACGGTCAGGACTCCGCTTTCTGATAGCCGTAAAGGGATGATTAACGCACGTATAAAATCTTATGGCAAAAAGACGTTTGCCGACATGATTCATAGGGCATATCAAAGCGATTTCTTGAAAGGTCAGAACAAAAAAGGCTGGACAGCATCTTTCGATTGGCTTATCAAACCAACGAATTTTGAGAAAGTAATATCAGGTAATTATGACAACAATAATAGCAGAAACTATCCGGCAATTCCAAACGGGGCAAAATCACGAGAGGAACAAACAGACCGTGAAATCCTCGAATATGCCGCAAAAGCTTTCGGAAAGGACACGGTTAGTAGTAAATAGATACGGGGACGGTGAAAGTTTCGCTAAAAAGTTCAATCCTTCATTACAGGTTGTATGTGCTCAAAATGTGGAACGTTCGTTCAAGGGGAATGCGCCTTCATTGGCTTTGCTCGGAGAAACCTATCCAGATGAACAGGTGAATACTTGGATAATTGCTCAACTGATGGACTTGTACAAGTTTGCCGGTGTAAAAGAGAAGCCTACATTCCAACAGGTTTTGGAGCTTTCCGTGATGATACGTGTGGAATACTATTACCTGAAAGCTTCCGAATTGTTGCTTTTTTTCTTCAAGTTGAAAGCTGGCGAATATGGCACCTTTTACGGTGTTGTGGATCCTATGGTGATCATGTCTGCTCTAATTGAGTTCAAAGCATACAGAAAAAGGCAACTGGAGAAATACGACCGGGAAGAACAGGAAAGACAACGAGAAAAAAGATACGAGAAGCAAGACAAGAACTCCGTACCATTTCCGGATCATTTGGAGTTTCTGAAAAAGATTATGGAATCAGAATAATCAAGCTAAGAAAATGAAAACAGTAGAAAAGTTAAGAATAGCACCTATTGGCACCATTGTAAACTTCGCAGATCGGACACTGATAATAAAGCGTTTCCGAGCTATCGTAAAGGGTAAAATGGTAATTTGTCGCGAATGCGTTTTCCGTAGCAAGGGTGGTGCGAATAGTTGCAAGTATATGACGGCTTGTTTTGCCAAATATAGACCGGATAGTGAGAGTGTGGTGTTTGAGGAGGTGGATACAAAATTGAAATAATTAAAATTATCATGGAATATATAGAATTTCTAAGAAACAAGATGGCTATCAGTCATCAAACGGGATTTGAAATTAATTCGGAAGAAATTACCCCGACATTATACCCTCATGTAAAAGATACCGTTCGTTGGGCGGTTGCCGGTGGATGCCGTGCTATATTCTCCAGCTTCGGTATGCAAAAGACAGTCACCCAGCTGGAAATACTTCGGGTAATCTTGAACCATAAAGGAGGCAAGGGATTGATCGTTTGCCCTAAGCGTGTGGTAGTCGAGTTTCTAACACAAGCGGAACAACACTTGCACATGAAAGTAACCTATGTCCGAACTATGGCAGATGTGATGATATGTCCTACCGACATCATGGTAACAAACTACGAACGTGTGCGTGATGGTGAGGATGGAGTGAGAATAGATCCGTCCTATTTTACTGCAACATCATTGGATGAAGCCAGCGTGTTGCGCGGATTCGGCACCAAGACCTATCAGGAGTTTCTGCCGTTGTTCTCGGGTGTCCCTTACAGGTTTGTCGCTACGGCTACACCTTCGCCAAACAGATACAAGGAACTTATACATTATGCTGGTTATCTTGGTGTGATGGACGCCGGACAGGCTCTTACTCGATTCTTTCAGCGAGACAGCACGAAAGCGAATAACTTGACACTTTATCCGCATAAGGAAAAAGAATTTTGGTTGTGGGTATCTACATGGGCGTTGTTCCTAACCAAGCCTTCCGACCTCGGTTATCCGGATACTGGCTATGAGTTGCCTGAACTCCGCGTACATGAAGAGATTGTGAATGTGGACAATTCTACGGCTGGAGCAGATCGTGACGGACAGGTGAAAATGTTTCGTGAGGCTGCTCTCGGACTTGCTGACGCGGCAAAAGAACGCCGAGATAACATGCAGGAAAAGATTGCCCGTGTGGTAGAGATAATCAATCGCCCGGAAAACAAGGACGACCATTTCCTTTTATGGCATGACTTGGAAGCTGAACGGCTGGAACTATGCAAAGCGATTCCAGGTTGTAAGGCTGTCTATGGTTCACAAGACGATGAAGAAGCCGACAAGGTAATATCCGACTTCAAAGATGGCTGGCTGAAATACCTTGCAGCTAAACCGGAGATGCTTGGTGAAGGTCTGAACTTCCAGTATCATTGTCATAAAGCAATCATGTTCATTGACTACCGCTTCAACGATAAGTTCCAAGCGATAGCCCGTATATACCGCTTTATGCAACAGCATCCCGTTGATCTCTATCTGGTCTATGCCGAAAGCGAGGGTGAAATATTTAAGAGCTTCATGCAGAAATGGGCACAACACCGGGAAATGGTCGCAAATATGACTGATATTGTCCGGCATAACGGTTTGTTCGGTTTGCAGGCCGAGGAAAAGATGATGCGCTGGATGTTCGCCAGTCGGGAAGAAAAATCCGGCAAGTTGTGGAAAGCAATCAATAACGATAATGTATTGGAATGTCAGAAGATGGAAAGTAACTCTGTAGATCTGATCGTAACCAGTATCCCGTTCTCAAATCATTACGAATACACGCCTACATACAATGACTTTGGGCACAATGAAGATAACGATAAGTTCTTTGAACAGATGGATTATCTTACACCAGAGTTAATGCGCATTTTGAAACCGGGTCGGTTGGCCTGCATCCATGTGAAAGATCGTGTTTTGTTCGGCAACGCCACGGGGGACGGTATGCCAACTATTGACCCGTTCAGCGAAATGACTGTATTTCATTACATGAAGCATGGCTTCCGATATATGGGACGCATTACGGTCGATACTGATGTGGTGAGGGAAAACAACCAGACCTACCGTTTGGGCTATACCGAGATGTGCAAGGATGGTTCCAAGATGGGAGTCGGATGCCCTGAATATGTATTGCTATTTCGCAAGTTGCCTACCGATACCTCACGTGCTTATGCCGACCGGCCTGTTAAGAAGGACAAGAGCGAATACTCGCTGGCCCGTTGGCAGATCGATGCCCATGCAAGTTGGAAGTCTTCCGGCAATTCATTGTTGTCATACGAAGATATGAAAGGTGCTGGAATAGATAAGATTCGGCATTTGTTCCGTAACTACGAACGTGAACATATCTACAACTATGAAGAGCACGTTTCATTTGCTGAAGAGCTGGATGCATACGGAAAACTTCCAAAAACATTTATGGCTGTCGACCCTGTAAGCAAGAAGGATTGGGTATGGGATGATGTGGCCCGTATGAGAACGCTTAACACAAAGCAATCACAAAAGAAACGACAAAATCATATTTGTCCTCTTCAGTTAGATATCGTTGAAAGGCTGATTGAACGGTACTCGAACAAAGGAGAATTGGTATTTGACCCGTTCGGAGGTATCGGTACTGTCCCTTATTGTGCTATCAAGTTAGGTCGTAGGGGACTTTCAACAGAACTCAATTATGATTATTGGAAAGACGGGCTTTCTTATCTGCGGGAAGCGGAGAACGAAGTAAGTGCTCCTACATTGTTTGATTTAATGGCTATATGATTATGAAACAATACAATAGTTGGGATGAAATAGACAAGGACACCGGCGGTCTTGTTACGAGTCTGACATATATCGTCCTATTCGTCAATGACCAAGTGTATAATTTCGAAATGCAGCTTTCCGATCACATCAAGGGATGCGGACTTTATCGCCAAAAGGTCAAAATGCTGGTCAACAGCATGGACCGCCAAATGGCCGCATACAATAGGCAAATATGCAGAACCGCAGGTGTAAACGCGGAAGCCATGGCCCTCATTACGCAGAGCATGGAGGACGATATCAAGCCTCATATAGATCGCTATGGATTTACCGTCAGCCAGGCATTGCATAATGCCGGATGCCATGAAGATTTGAACAAAGCCCTTTCCATTTGCTCTACGGTGGACATGTTATGCCAGACATCCCAAATTACCATCCGGGATTTCTTTACCGCCATAAGCAAATATGCCCCACTGGCTTACAATCCCCTTCGGTATCTCACCATGGATAAGATGCTGCACTTTGCAAGGGAGCTTACAGAGGTACTTACCCCCAAAGAGATACATGTAAATTTGAATGAGTTGCCAGAAATTGCAAACGCTTTTCAGGCCATAGCAAACAATATGCTTAGGGCGGAAGTATTTGAAAAAGCGTTTGAATCATGCGAAAAATGACAAAAAAAGATGAAATATGAAAGATTGGATAGAAGAAGAAATAAAGCGCCTCGAAAAGGAGCGCGACAGGAATTTGGCAATACACTGTGACTATGTGGCCGCTAAATATCAAAGGATGATTGATAAGATTAAGATCAAGAAAGAAGATAAAAATTAAAAAGACATGAAGCGATACAGAATAATTCGAGGCGATGCTTATAACGGCTGTATCCCCATAACAGTTTACTGGGTACAAGTATATGAGAATGGTTTTCTCTCCGGAAAATGGCGGAATGTGAAAGGATTTGACACATATTCCAGAGCGAAAGAGCTATATGATTTATTAAATAGTTAATTCAACTTTAAAAAAATTGTAATTAGAACCTTATGGTGTATAGGCAAACCGTAATATAATATGAAAAAGTATATTGGGACAAAACTT